TTATAATCAATGAACTTTTGGAAATCATTCTTGTACAGATCATGCAAGCCAGTGAACTCATCATAGGAAAGCTTACGCTCACCTAGAACAACGTGTGCAATGTGATCAAGCTTGTATGATTCTTGTGGACCATATGAATAACCGAACTTCTTAAACAACTCAAGGTAATCAAGCTGTGCAACACCAGTGATTTCATATGCCTGCTGCTCACGACCCATGTTAGTAATGTTACGTTCATTAATCGAATTCCATGGAGACAGACGCTTTGCAGTAGTCTCACCGTGGATTTTTGCAATACGATTAACGAGGTATGGAATGTCAAAGAAGCGACTATTCCAACCAGTCACAACATCAGGACAATGAATAGGTGAAGACCAATGGCCAACAAACTTAGCTAATAGTTCAACTTCATTATTGCATTGATCATATACGACAGTATGAGTTTTCATAATAGATTTAGATACGTCATATGGATGAGATGCCCACACATAGTAAATGTTATCGATATTGTTTTTCATACAGATAGCGGTAACTTCTTTCTCAGCAACTCTAGGTTCTGGAAAGCCGTCGTCAGAAGCAACCTCAATATCAATGCTTGTGACGTTAATGACATCACGATCGAATTTGATATTGTCTGGGAACTTCTCTTGAATGTATTGAACTACATAGTTTTTATTGCCGTATAGTTCCTTTGAATCAATAGAACCATACTGCTGTTCATGGATTTTAACGTCACCCATGCGATCAAATTGCTTAGGACTGACATGAGTGCCATCTAAAGCATAAGCAGTTCCGTTGTGATCTTTTTGATATAAGGTAGGACCGAACCGTACCTTGTCCTGATACCTGTGGCCATTTTTATAGCCACGGTATAGAATTGAGTTGCCGAAACGGGCAACGTTTGTGTAGAATTCCAAGTGCATCTCCAAATCAATTAATGTAACTATTATATCATAGTATAGGGGAAATGTACACCTTTATTTAAATTATAATTTTAGGTGCCTGTTGTGAGAATGGTGTGACCACACGACTAAACATATTTTGCCACTGAGTACCTAGACCATCAACAGGATCTACCATAAACATAACAAAGCTAGTGTTAATATTGAAACCTTTAGATGCATCAGAATACGCCATGAAAGGTGCAAGACCAAGACTATTAGCTTCGGTAGGGATTAGAATAGCAACATCTTTTAAGTTAACTTCAGTTTCAGAAAGTGTTGTAACTAAACATATTAGTTCTTCGCCGGTGGCGATTCGTACAATTTTAAGTTCTGTCATAATATATCCTTAATCGCCGTATACGGCTTTAGCTACTCGATCATACTGTTCCAATACTGAATCTTCAGCGGTGTTGGAATACACTACGGTCGAATTATTAATTTCAATTGAATGCACTGGACTCTTTAAGAACTCAGGCCATGGCATAGTTTGCAATTGTCCATTGACTACGCTTACAATTAATGGGTTAATTAGAGAGGTGTGGTAATCATTACTAGTAGAAATTTCACTAAGTATTGTTTCACCTGAGGTGAGTTTTGTTGAATAGATCATAGTATAGTTCCATTGATTAGAATAAGTGGGGGCTAACCAACGGCCGCATTGCAACCGCAGGCCCCCAAACGTGCTTATAAAGGAGCAAACCTTAGTAATTAAATCTATTACTATTTCCGTACATTAACTGCTTTTGACGCCGTTCCAGGTCAACCATATCAACGGCGTTTGCTAGAAATCTTTCATCTTCAGTCATCTTGTATGTGGTGAGAGTTTTGTCCCACCATGCTATAATAGTTTTAATCATTTGCCTTCTCCAGTTCTCGTTGATACCTTGTCACAGCTTGATAATCAAGATCTGCTAACAAAGAGTCATACGTATGTTCTGGATATTCTTTAAGCATCCAGCCTGCGATTTCGCGATTAGCCGTCAATTGACGAGATAGCGCAATCGAATTGTGAATGCTTCTTAGAAGGCTTTTTAGTGTACTGCTAAATCGAGTTAGTGCTATTGCTACTGGACTCGTTAAGTAGTGTAGGGTTACTGTACTCATTTTTGGATTCCTCGTTATTTCCAATGTTAATTTTACGAGGACGTTGATCTTCAGGGATGATAACCTTCAACTGAATTGCCAAGATACCATCAACGATGTCAGCTCCGTGCACTTGCACGTGTTCCGACAGCCTAAAAGTGCGTTTGAACTTCTTCGTGGAAATCCCACGATGAACGTATTCGCGACCCTTACTATTATGATCACCTGTTACCGTTAGTGTGCGTTCGTGCATTACAATGTCAATACCTTCTTTACTGAAACCTGCGACTGCCAACTCAATTAGGAAGTCATTGTCTCCAGTTTTCAAGATATTATGAGGGGGATAATGATCGTGGGCATGTTTTGTAACATGATCCAATTCTTTTAATAGATGATCAAATCCTACGAAAGCCGCGGACGGGAATAGTGATGCAGCATATTTGCCTGTCATTGTGTTCTCCTTAAAGAAGCAAGATTGTATAGGAACCGGATTAGTCCGCATTCCAGGGTTATTTATATATTATTTACTGCTGTTTAATCGTTTAACTAAAAATAAGTTTCTTCGATTCAGCAGATGGTGTAATGATCTTAGAGAACATTGACTGATACTGTTTCTTAAGGTCTTCAACAGGATCAACTATGAACATAACAAAATCACGTTTTACTTCCATTCCGTCTGGTGCACTTGAATACGCCATGAAAGGAGCTAGGCCAAGTTTATTTGCTTGGGTAGGAATCAATATGGTAACATCGCTTAATGTTAATGTATTCATATATGATTTGCTTGAATCAACAGTGCACAGTAGTTCTTCACCAGTTGATAGACGGACGATCTTAATAGCATTCATTTGTATTCAACCTTTATAAATTTACGACGACTTTTTGAGAAGGTAATTGACTTACGGAACATAACAAATTCATCTTTAATGCAGTTATGGTATGCATAAATGGCTTCATTGCCCTTAGACAAGAAGTATGTGTGTGGAGGAAATTCACCACCAGTAGTTTCTTTTAATCCAATAATCATGCTACAGAACCCTCAGTCATATATTCATATATTGCTTTCCAGCCTTGAAGACGGATAGCAGAACCAGTATAGTCGGCATTGAATGCATGGGCAACTAAGATACTGTCTAAACCAAGCTGAATACCAAGATCGGCATTCATAGGTTTATCTTCGATCCAGAACAAATCACTACCACGATATTGTTCTAGTGCATCGTCTTTGTCAGCACCAGTATCTAAGCAAATAAGCTCTTCAAACACGGTAGGACCAAACAATGCATCTAGGTTTTGCTGACGCAATTTATACGCTTCAGGGCAGAGGCTCATGCTAGTGATACAACGGAATACATATCCGTGCTCTTCATGTAGCTTACGTACGTACTTGATAGCAGCACCTAGAGGTGAAAGAGTACGCATATACGCACTCTCGTTGAAGGCAGTTACGAGCTTCTTACACTCGGCACGGTCAATGCCGTACTTTTTTTCCATGTCATATGACACAGTACCAGTGTCGATGTAGCCAGATCGTTTCATGAATTTGCTGAATCCGTGAACCCAGTCCACTAGGACTCCATCACAATCAGTTAGTATTACTTTTTCTTTCATTATATATATTCCTTATTTCAATTTGTACTTAGTGCGAACATGTAAGCATTGGATGTTGTATCCGCCAGCATAGAAAGTCTCAAATGAGAACACTTTATCGTTATTTAATTTCCATGAACCTTCCATGTAACCGTCACGACCCTCAGTGATACTAAGCTTTTCAACTGAATCAACATCAAAGTTAACTTTCTTAAAGACTGCAACTTCGATCTTTAATAGTTTTTGTTCAGCTTGCTTTTGAGTCTTAATTAACCAATCATCTTGACCGTAGTAAGCGATTAGCTGTTCATCACCTTTACCAATACCGGCTTTTTGATATACACTAGAACGTGCATTCGAACGCATATAATACTTACCACCTAGTGGCTTCATCTCATTGTAGTGTTCATCTATAGCAGACTTGGTCTCTTCAGACCGCATCCACGTTCTTAGATTAAGAAGATACACAATACGGTCATCTACCCATTTAGCCATTAGAGGGCGAACAGATTCTTTGATCTCTTCGGCAATCGTCTTTACTTGTTGGTTTCTAGTCATCGGTGCATCTCCTCATTGATTATGGTACCATTATACCACAATCGTCAGAAGATGTACACAACTATTTTCATTCTTTTTAGATTAAAATAGAATAAGCTTATAACTTTTTGGAATAAGCAGCGAATTACTTATGACTTGTTTCCTATATTGTATTTAGGAGACAATTCCCAGTCACCTTTCTCTTTAAATGATATTACTTTGATCTGACGTAAAGGTGCTTTGTTAGCAGCTTCAGTAGGATTTACTAGGGTAATTAATCCCCAGTCTGACATGAGAGTGGCAATCGTATTTCTACGTTGAATGTCATTCTCAAGTAAATTTGAAGGTTTGCCATCCAATAAGAATAGCTCTTTGAAATGAACGATGAAGTATCTTCCCTGTTTATGTAGGATATGACACGACTGGAATAGTTTATTGTCACGACGTGACGCTACACCGATTCTAGTCAATGTCTCTCTTACTTTGAGAAAATCATCCGGTTCATTTAGAGTAACTTCCAACATAACAGTTGGAGTCCACTCAATGATTTTATTTTCTTCCACCTTTGTACACCTTAGCTTTCAATATTTCAATTTGCCCATCGGATAAAATTGTCAAAACTTGGCGTGCTTTTTCATTGCTGTAGCCATAATATTCTTTAACAACTTCTAAGTTAACAGGATTCAATGGTTTCGCCCATTTAGCGAAACGTTTCTGTTTCCTAACTGTATTTATCAAAAAATCAAATTGAAGTTTATTGGCTAGATGATGATACCTATTCATCTCATTTGCAAGAAGAACAGTATCGTTGAAGTAAGAAAGCGAACGATTGACCATAAAGGCACTATAACCTTTTTCAGTTACATCGTCAACTATCACATTCTTTTTGGTGGTGTTGATTGCATTCAAATAATCATACGGATTCATTGATAATCCTTTCACGTAATTCAGTAGTGGAGTAGTTATGCTTACGGCTATTGTAATAGGTTTCATGCCACCAATTACGACTGCCAGTGAAGGCCTTTCCTTTATACTCTTCGCCTATGATACGGATATCAATTGGAAGAGTATTAAGGAGGCTTTCTAGTTCAGCTTCAGTGTTATACATGTGGATCTCGTCCACGTATATGCAACCTTCTAACTGAATCATGCGTTCTTCTAAGCTCTGAATTGGCTTATTCTTTTCAGGACGCTCAATACTTGGATCAACATGTAACCCAACTATCAAGTGGTCACATTGCTCAGAGGCTTCTTTAAGCATAAGAATGTGACCAGCATGAAGCAAATCAAAGCATGATGCAGTGAAGCCAGTAAACCAATCGGCTGCACGGCTGTGGGAGCTTAAAGCCATTCTGCACCGGCCATGATCTCTGTCAAGCAAGCAACAACATTCATCTCGTGATCTGCAACGAATGCATTCTTATACTGATATTCAGCAAGGATGATCACTACTTGTGGAATAGAATGAGAAGCCAACTGGTCTCCCATCTTATCATATACTGCCCTAAAAATAGTATGAGGTTCAGTATCAATGTTGTTAACTACCCACTGACGCATGCCTTTAAAGTCTTTGTCTTTAAGCTTATCCATAAGTGATTTGACATTGACGTCACCTAGATTAACTAGAACGCCAGAATCAATAGTACCACTAACAGAATATCGCTGCAATTCGTTTAAGACACGACGCCAATCAGGAAAGTAACGTTGGACAAGTTGTGCAACCGCTTCCTTGTCAAACGTAATATTCTCGGCTGTTAGAATGTTTAGAGTACGCTCAAAGAAAGCACCAGCAATTGCAGGCTTTTCATTATTTGCGATTGCGAACTCAAAGACAGAACAACGAGAATGAAGTGGCTCAATGATACGGTTCTTAAAGTTACATGTCATGATGAAACGACAGTTGTTTGAGAACTCTTCAATGAAGCCACGTAAGGCGGGTTGGGTTGATTGAGGATTAAGGTAATCAGCCTCATCCAGAATTACTACCTTATAACCGCCCATTAAAGACACACTAGAGGCAAACTGTTTGATCTTGCCACGTAGTGTATCAATATTGCCCTCTTCAGATCCGTTGATAATAATGTAATCTAAGTTAAGCTCATTACATAGAGCCTTTGCAACTGTAGTCTTACCTACACCAGCCGTACCAGTAAACAACATATTTGGTAACTGGCCAGTGGTCATTATCTCACCGAAGCAGGATTTTAAAGATTTTGGTAGTACACAATCATCAATAGTTTGTGGACGATACTTCTCTACCCATAGAAATTCATTAGACATACTTCACGTTCTCCATTACATAATTTATAAGATCTATTATAACACGATAGTCTTGCTTTGTACATCTTTATTTTACATGATACTGATATATTAATGTATATCAATCCCACAAATTTTCGTAGTACTTGCCAAACAAGGCAAACCCATTGGCCATTCGTGCAGCGTGTGCTTTACGACCTTTCTTATCTTCCCATATAAGTTTCATACCAAATAGACGTTCAGTATCACCTGTTGCTTCTTCTTTACTGATATTTTTATATTCATAGAAGTCACTTTCCCAATCATCACGGCACTTCTCAT